CGCCAACGTCAACTGCGCGGATGGCTGGTCCCACAGCCGGACCAAAAAGAGTGAAGCGCGCCGAGCGGCCACCACTGCTGCCAAGGGGTTAACAGCACTGTCTCAGGAAATCCAGTCCGCCCCCGCTGAGGTCCAGATCGGCGGCGCGCTGGCTGATCTGTGGTAACACCCGTCTGATGATGGCCGACTGGTTATCGGCCGAAACGTCCCCCGGGGCGTCACGGGAAACCACCCTAAAACGGAGTAACGAAAATGAAGATTAACGCTATACCGCACTACACAAACGAGGCCGATCTATACACATGTCGCGCATACGTTGAGGCGGCCACGCTGCTGCGCAAAGTCTGCCCCGGCTATGCCTCGGTCGTCGCGTCAGAGGTCACTGTGATCTGCACGTCAGAGGTCGATACAGCAGCGACCGACGGCTACTACATCTACATCAACCCGAAGTTTTTCTTGGGTCTGCCCAACGTCAGCCAGCGCGCTTTTTTGCTGGGCCATGAGGGCGAACACGTCGCACTCAAGCACCCGCTGAGAGGCTCTGCTTTTGGCAAGCGCGGCTCGGGTCCAGACGGCCGACCATTCAGTCACCGCCTGTACAATTACGGCGCGGACTGCGTGATCAATCGAGACCTGATCGACGCTGGCCTCGAGATGATCCCCGGCGGCTGCCTCGAGGATCGCTTCACTCGTGAAGACCTTGTAGACGCCGTGTACGTCACGCTGATGAACGAACAGCCCGAAGCTGATTCAGAGTCAGGGGAAGACCCGAGCGACCCCACAGGCGACGACAGCGACGACGGCGGCCAGTCAGGCGACGACGACGGCGAGTCAGGCGACGACAGCGACGGCGGCGAGTCAGGTGATGACGACGGCGAGTCAGGTGATGATGACGGCGACGACGGCGACGGCCAGCACCTCGAGCCTAAATACTCAGGCGCTGATCAGGCTACCCAGCAGGCTGAAGACGAGGCGCGGATAGAGCGCGCAGTCGATCGAGCGATCGAGGTGCAGGAGGTTGCAGTCAAGCAGCGTGAGGTGCGCGAAGACCAGCAGCCGACTGCGGGCCTGCGCGGCGCTGGCAGAGTAGAAGCGCAGGCGTCCAAAGCCGACTGGCGCTCAGAGCTGGCCGAGGATTTCTACTGCGCGGGCCGCAATGGCACGGCCGACCCAGCGCGCATCCACAGCCGTCGGTTCAGCCTGCTGGGGGTTGTCAGCCCAGCGACGCGCGGTACTCTTAACTCCTTAGTATTAACGATCGATATTTCTTGGTCGGTCAATCGAGATCGCCTCGTGGCGTTCATCGTGGAATGCGCAGCGGCGATCGACGTCCTACAGCCAGCCGATGGCGTCACGGTCGTCTGGTGCAACCACAAGGTCAAGCAAGTTGATACGGTCTTTAGCGGCGGCGAGCTGCTGGACCTCGAGATCCCCGGAGGCGGCGGCACTGACCTGACCGAGTCAGTCAAATGGCTCGAGGCCAACGGCATCGAGGCCGACATCCACCTATGCTTCACCGACGGCGAATACTCCAACGAGGACTGGGCCGAGCTGGGCAAGGCTGGCGTCATCACCGTAATGGATCGTCCGCTCGATAGCTACACTCAGCGGATCGTCGCGCAGACAGGCCAGCGAGTGATCGTGGCGGTGGACGCATGAGCCGCCGCGACGCCGACGTCGTCTACTGGTGCGCACCCGCGCACCCGAGGCCGCTGACGCGCGCACAGACGTCTGGCTGGGCCTCTGCCATGTCTGCACTCAACTACCGCCAAGACGGCGACACCGCGCTCTGGCGCGCCCAGAGAGGGCGCTACAAGACCGCGCGGAAGATCACCATGCACCGCGTTGACATCGAGCTGGCCGAGCTGGCCGCAGGCGCGCTGGCGCGCTCACCGAGCAGCGCGCGGGCTGGATCGACCGCACTTGAAACCCTGCGGCGCGCCTGTCGCGCGACCGCCGCGCACGAGGTCCGGCACGTCGATCCTGACCAGCTCCACAAGCAAGCTGGGCTGGCGCGCATAGCCGCGTGGTCCACATACATATCAGTGTTCAACCGCCGCATCGCCGCCGAGTTCGATCGGACTGAGGCGGCAGCCAACACGCCGATGCGGCGGGCAGGAAAAATAATCACCACTACTGTTAATCAACTAGGAGCAAGACTATGAAAGCTAAATATAACCGACCTGATCGACCCTGCACGAACAAGCGCGATAAGCAGACCAAGCGAATGCATCAGCGCACTGCAATGAATGGGTGCGACATGCACCGTTACCTAGAACCAATGCGTAAAGGGAGTATGAAATGAGCAACAACGACCTGACAGGGCTGCTGGTATTAGCAGTCTACCTAACACCCATTTATCTACTGATAGGAGCGTGGATGTGATCTTTGATTACAACAAGTCCAAGCAGCGAAAAAACCGACACTGTCGGGCCGCCAAGAAAGCCAACGATCGGCGGCGCGAACGCTCACAGAGACAACGTAAATGGCAGGCCGCTGCCCTTCACAAGCTAACAATAGGAGTAACACATGACTAAAAAACAAATGCTTGACGTCCTCGATGCCGTCGCCCAGTTAAAGAGCGAAGGCTACGCCGTGGTAGTTTTCTGCCCCGGCGAACTGGAGGGCGCGACACCCAAGAAACTGGAAGCATCGCTGGTGAAATTCGGAAGGATCGTGATCTCGGATTTGATTGACGGACCGGAGGAAGGAATCCAGTATCACTGACCAGTTAGCAGCAACAATATACTGCGGCCCCCTAACGACCGGGCCGCATAAATTTTAAAAATATTTTGAGGAACAACGATGAAGAGACATCCCGTTAAAGCAATAACCCCGGATACCATCAGCCGAATGGTTGCCGCTGGCAAAAAGGCCAAACGCGCTGACGGCAACGGCCTGTACCTAATAGTACAAGCCAACGGCCGCAAGGCGTGGTACTGGCGCGCGATAGTTGCGGGCCGCCGCAAGTATGTGGGCTGCGGAGGCGACCGCGTTTCGCTTGAGGAGGCGCGCGCTGCGGCGGCAGAGCTGTCCCAAGACCTTAGACAGTGGAGAAGGAAGGAACTACTGGATAGGCGGCGAGGCGAGTTGTTTCCTAGCTAACCGCCCTGCCCCACTAGGGTGAGCCGAATGACATAGGTTATTCGGCTCAGTATACTCAGCCCGCCATCGTGCGGGCTTTTTTTTGCGCCTGTCAACCCCCTAAGTGGGCAAAAACCGATTCGTTTTTGCCCGCCTAAAAAACCTAGCTCCTGACCAGTTAAGAGCAACGCTACACGAAGTCAAAAACGAAAACTAACCGGAAAAGGGTTCCAAGGGTTCCAAATTGAAAAAAACGAGGCTCTGTATTGACGTCTAAGCGATTTGCCGAGGCCACCCCTACCACTGACACCCCTGATTTTGGGGGCAAAACTATTTGCGGGCCAGCCGATACTCAGCTTCCGACAACAACTCCATGCAACGCGCAACCCGCCCATCGTGAGCAGCGCGGCTCTTCCTAAACGTATGGCGCGTTACTCCTAACAGCCTAGACACAGTCCGCTCGCCAAACACGTCGCCGTAAAAACTGGCCGTCGTGGATAGCAGCGCGACTGACGCCTGCCGCTCGGACCCGCCGACCCACTCGGTCAGGCGCGACAGCTCACCGCGCGACAGCTCCCCGAGTACCAGCAGCCGAGCGAACTCAGCGACGGGTCGCGGGTCATCAGGAGCGGCCAAGCTGGCGGCGACGTCCTGCCACCCGCTCTGAAGTCCTGCCGCGCGCCCTGAAGTCCTGCCGCCCGAGTCAGAGAATGCGGTGCTGCTCCGACACCCGAGCAACGCGATCCGCTCGAGGGCGCTCACCCTTTTAGTCCTGCCGCGCGTCCCGTCTTAGACAGATGCTGGCCCGCGTCAACCCACCCAGTTGGGGTCGAGAAACCCCACCGCCGTTTGACGGGGCCAGTGATAAATACAGTCCAAACCGGGCTGTGATATACGTCAAGCCGATGAAGCAGCTTGGCTCTGCGATACACAGGCCAAAGCCACGGTATCCTGCGATCAAAGCACCGACCACTTTTAGCCCTTAACTCCTCCCACAAGCAACCCCTAAGCAAGAAACTTACCGACCACCACGGATGGTCGTGTAGGATAGCGTCGTCTGAGTTGTGAAATCTGTGCAAGTAGATGTTGCAATATTTATTCCGAGGGATGAGATGCCATCGCGTCATGTAATCATCTCGGATCACCACTTTCTTAAAAAACTTTCTCATCGTACCCCCAACAGTTTGCGGGCTGTAAATTCAAGTTGCTCTATTGATGAGTCGTTATGAATAACAGGCTCACCTTCTCGCGGGATAATCCCACCCTCGCTGGTGTGCGCAGCAACAGTAGGCGCGGCCCGACGGCGAACGTGCCATAGCTCACCTTTCGCTCTGACCCACGCCGCCTCGTTCTCGAACCGGACGTCAGGAATAATTACAAACGTGTACCGCTCTGAGAATTTGCTTGCAAGGATCAGCCATGTGTCTTGGTGGACAATGTCACGCGCCCACTCAGTGCCAAGCGTTTGCAGCAACTCGCGTGGACTCTTGCCGAGCGGCTCGAGAACCACTTCTTTTAAATGGCCGTTGAGATGATCCTCGCTGAGACCGAACCCCGCCGCCAACATTCTTTTAAGGGGGTCGGCAAAACCGTAGCGCGTGTATCCGTGGTCGCGCACAAGGTGAGCGGCGATCGTGTCCTTGCCCGTTCGCGCTGGCCCAGCCAGCCCTATAATTTTGACGGTCACTTGAACTCACCTCCAACCGTTGCGTCAAGCGCAACACGCACACGGTCTGAGAAGTCTGGCGCAGTGCTTTGTAATCCGCTCTTGGCAAGATTTACATAGACCGTAAAGCTACGACCGCGCCACTTCAGCTTTCCCTCCGTGTTGACGTTAAGCTTCTCGTAGCCAAAACCACGGAGGAGCATAGACAACCGAGAAGGCCGAACAGTGGTAAAGAACTCACTCCGCAGACGTTGTGCTATAGCGGCTGTAGTGACCACCCCACCCTCCCCGTTGCAACCTTCAAAAATATCTGACAACACTTCGGCCAGTGCAGCTTCGTCCTGCGGCAATGTATTGCCGCGCATGACGTGTTTAAATTCTGAGTCGGGCGCGTGGCCGAAGGGTTGAAAGGTGTGTGGAATCTTGACGTTCTCTAAGTACCAGCGCAGTGCAGGGGCGTGGTCGCTGTAGGCTTTAAACACACCGGAAAAAAGACCGGGGCAACGCTCGACCATTGCGGCAACGTCGGACTCGTTTCGAGGTGTCGTGAACGTGACAAAATATCTGCGGTCTCCGCTCTCAAGCGGGATGGCATCCTCGTGATTAGTTAACATTAAGTAGTTTGTGTAATTTGGTACTTCAAACGGGTCGCGGCCTTTTCGATGTATCGGCACTCGGTTGTTAGTAATGTACGGCTTCATTGCATTTATGATCGAGTGCGCTGTGCCTCGCTCTCCGGGCAACCGAATTTCCTCGATGATTTTTAGCGAGGAACCCTCTGCCCACGAGGTGAAGCCAGTAGATAAAACGTGCGCGTCAACTGAGCTGGCATTCGGCGCTCCAAGGCAGGCCCGCATAATCTCAGACAGCATCGTTTTACCCGCGCCCTGCGGACCTTGGATAATAGGACACCAGTTGATGTGTACTCCTTCATTTTGAATGATCCAAGCCATCCAGTAGAAGAATATCTTGCGCTCCCTACGAGGGAGAAGCAGGGTCAGCAACCGCAAAAAGCTGCCAACCGCGCGGTAGTCTGCGTCAAGCCAAGCCTCTGGAGGGCAGCCCTTTGGAACTGTCTCGGCGGACCACTCGTTTGCATATGTTATTCCTGTGCTGTCATCAGTAAAGACAGGGGGACGCCCCGGTGCATACATTCTTTGGCCTACTATTTTTATAGGCTTCTCGCAAAGCGACAACGCCCACACGTCGGCAGGGGCCATCAGCACACCGTCAGGGCCAGTCATCTTTCGGTTAAACTCAGCCTGAAAACCCCGTGAAGAACATCGGCGCTTGCTCTTCAGCTCCATGAACTCGTCGCCGTTCTGGAGATACACCCAACCAGCGGGCCAGCTATCCTCAAGGTCAGCGGCCACACCCTTATTGGGCGGCGTGTTCTTAGTTAACCTCTTAGGATTAAGCCACTCTCGCACTTCGCCGATCGGGTGAGGCTTAACCGTCCTGCCAGTAGACGTCACCGCCATTTCCTGCAACCTCGCCTGAATGGCTTGCGCGAGCAAGTTCCGGTCGTAGTCTCCGAGGGCTATCTCCTCACAAATCTCTACGGTGTACTGGTCCCGCAGCTCACCCTCGTCTGCGCACCGCGCGATCTTCCGCGACCACAGTTTTCTGATCTCCTGCCGCGCGGCAGTGCGCTCTTTCTTTCCGAGGTTCTTGCACACCGACCGGATCGTGATGGGCGGTCGGTCCGAGAGCTGTGAGTTAAAAGACGTGTACTCTTTTTCGCAGATGCCTTCGACGTACTTGTCGCCCGAGCCGATGCTCCACTCATCCCAAATCTCTAAGCCCTCATCCTCACCCCCATACTGATGGTGCAGTCCCATGCCTACTCGCAGCCACTCCTCTCGGGAGCAGCTTGGATCAAGGCCAGCCAACTCTTCGGTGATCTGCTCGCGCGTAACGTCGTGCAAAACAGGGCGAAAGTTTTTCAGCGCACCGTCGAGATCGTCAACGGGCGCGGCCAATACGCTAGTTGCAGGCACTGTTAGGTAGGCAGTGAGGTCTAAGAAATCCGCGTCGATAACATGCACTTGGGGTGTCAAGTCGTCAAAAATCAGGGGTAGCATCTGGGCTTGGCAAGGGTTGTATGAGCAACTGTCGGCAGAGATGTCGTGCATACGCAAAAATTCAGGGGCTGCGATCTTGAACTGTTCGACCGTCAGCTCGACGTTGAGAGGCAGCGTGACCCGCCAACGCCTCGCCCCGCCAACGCTGTTTGCCGTCTGGAAATAGACGCAGGCCCACGACGCATATTTCTGCGCGAGGTCGTGGTGGGATTGATCGTTTTCGTCGAGGTCTAGTATTAACTGGTCAACACCAGTGACAAACTCTAGCTTGCGCCGCGTTCCTTGCGTCTTGCCCGCTATTATATAGTGGCACTTGACCTTGAGAATATCCCGCTGCTTTTTTGGCAGCTCATGCCACGAGGACAGGCTGCCGAGGGAGGGGTCCAGCTTACTGACGTGCGTTGCACCACCTCGGATAAAGTCTCCAAAGTCTGCGATGGTGTTTAAGTTAATGCGCTTGAGGTTGTTCGCGTTAGATGCGCCCGTACCATACGTTACATTGATTGTCATTTACCCTGCCCTTCTAATTGATTTTTTACCGTGCCTTAACGGTCGGAGTACAAATAAGAGGGGCAGGCTACTGAGACCGGAAAACATCCGGGCGCAGTTGATGCTCAGTGACTTCGTTGTCGAGCGCATTGCACACTTGCACGACTCGTTGAGCCGGGACTGCGCCCTTAACCATCCACGACTGAACGGCTTGGGGTGTGACGTCGCAACGTCTCGCCAACTCTGACAGGTTCCCGTCGAGGATGCGTAAGAGTGCGGCTTGAAGGGCGCGGTCGGCTGATTTGAGTTGGGCTTTGGTCATACTGTGGGATCGAGAACTGGACATATATAAGGTGGCCTTAGACAAGTAAGAGGTGAAAACACACATAAAGTGTAAATCCGTGTAACTTGTAGCAAGTGTAACTGCAACTTGTAATCAACACAACCGCGCTTCACAACTTTACCCCGAGTAATGCGTGTTGCTTACAACCTACGCTTGCATTTAACCTCGGTGTGACGTAGAGTGACGGTTCGCAGACTTTCTCTGCGAAACTTTGCCAAGCCGATGGGCAAAGTACACTCTGCGCAAATGGCGACACGGATTAAACGCCCCCCGCACACGAAGGTTATGACCATGACCAAAACTGTCCACAGCGGCTTTGCCGCGAGAGCTTCTAACGAAGCCAAAAATCTAGGCTTAACACAGACCGAAATTTCTAAAGAGTGCGGGGTTACGCCCCAGAGCGTTCAACGCTGGTTTAGTGGCGACTCGCTTCCGAGGCCACACCACCTCCCAGTGCTTGCTAAAATGTTGCAGTGTAGCGTTGGCTTTCTCATCAGCGACACGCCAGAACTAGCTTCAGGGGGGTTCTCGATCCCGACGCCCCTGCGCGAAGAAAGCCCGCTCAAAGAAATTAACGCGCTACGAAGGTCTACAGAAGAACTAAGTACCATAGCTTCTAAACACCAGATTGCACTGGCCGCCGCGTCAGAGGTGTGCGGGCGGACTTTGCTCGAGCAGTTAGGCTGGCATGGGTATTTTCAGGCTGGGGATATTCAGCCGACAGGTTCTCCGTATTTAGTGTCACGCGACGGCCATGAATATTCAGTCGAGTTGCGCATGCACCCGCCGTCAGTCGCCGATACTGCTAGGATGTCAAGAGCAACAACCGCACAGAACTCACGCGGGATTACTGCATACGCTTGGTACTCAGAGCGCGTTAAATCTCTACGTTTTTTTATAGCGCCCGACCGGCTTTTCCTTACGAGACAAGGGGTTGAAATATTAAAAATGGTAGGCGTACTTCAAAGTAAAATTCGGGCTGGGATACTTGACCTTAGCGTAGGCGACGCTTCGATGTCCGAAGGCGAATACTTGGATGTCTTGTTCGGTGAACAAGACAGGGTTTATCAAAAGGTGTTTGAGTGGGTCGATCTTTTTGAGCTGGAAGAGGCCGTCGAGGCCACAAAGCATTGGGATTTGATCCGCAGTAAATAGCTTCACGGATGCAGCCCACGCTTGTTTTACACGGGCGTGGGTATTTTTTTACATTCAATTACACTTTCTAGTTGACAAGTTACACTTACAAGTCTAATATCAACTCAGTTGTAACGCAGTACCGAAAAAAACCTATTACACTTTTAACGACTGAGAGCTGAAACCATGATCGAAAAAACACTCCAAGACCTTACCGACCAGATAGTCATTCTCGCAGGCCAGATGGAAAGTCTTCGCGCCCTGCTGCCCCCGCTCGAGCAGCCTCTACAGAGAGGCCCGACCGCCGAAGAGTGGCAAGCCGCTGTGCGCAGCTCTCCGATCGAACAGCGGGATGAGCCGCCCGAGAAGGATTACCCGCACATGCACATACCCCTCAAGGTCCAACGATCTTTGGACGATGCGAGAGGCGTCGTGATGGCTATTGCTGACACGCTGGGGCGTGACAGGGCGAAGGAGCTTGTACAGTCCTTTGGCGTTGATCGCCTCGGCGATTTAGATGCCAGCAAGTACGACGATTTGGTTGAGACCGCGTCTGACTGGATGGTTAAGGCTGGCAAAGCGTGATTCTCTTTATCGAAGCGATCAGTCCTGCGTGGTTCAAGCTGACGGTCCAGACGCCTGCTACTGGCTCACTGGTCTTCTTTGCAAAAACGCGCGATCAAGTGACCGTCAAATGGCACAACTACCGATTAGCAATGGAGCAACGATGAGCGCCCACGCTGTTTTTTCAGCCAGCAGCGCGCACCGCTGGATACCCTGCCCCGGCTCTATTGAGATGTGCAGGGACATTCCTGACACGTCATCGCCTGCCGCGATCGAGGGTTCAGCCGCGCACTGCGTTGCTGCCAACTTGTTAGATGGTACTGAGGCCGACGTCAAAATGCTTTACCACAAGGCAAAAGATGCGCTGGTATGGCCTTCTGAGTATCCGGGTCCGGTGGAGTTGGATGCCGACATCGTGAGACTCGATGACGCGATGTTTGAACATGCCCATGCTTACGCAGACTACTGTAACGCGATCGTTGGCGACCATTTCACCGAGGTGCGGGTCAGCTATGAGTCCTACGTCAAGGGCGGCTTTGGAACGAGCGATCACATTGTATTAGGCGACGGCGTCATGGATGTCATCGACCTCAAATACGGAAAGGGCGTACTGGTACACGCTGACAAGAACGAGCAGGGTCTGCTCTACGCCCTTGGCGCGTACCTCGAGTTTGAGTTTGCTATGTCAACGCCGCTCAAGACCATACGCATACATATATACCAGCCGCGCAGAGATCACATCTCGGTCGCCGAGTATACGCTTGAGGAGGTTCTTGCGTTTGGGTTAGTTGCAGCCGAGGCCAGCGAGCTTGCTAGGCAGCGCCCTGCCCCACTGGTCCCCGGCAATAAGCAGTGCAGATTCTGCCTAGCAAAAGGCAAATGCCCAGCTCGGGCCGAAGAGTCAATGCGGGTTGCATGCGAAGAGTTTGGTGAGTTCGGCACTGCTCTTGAGACGTTACAAGCAGGCAAACCGCTGGCTACCAAGAATCCCGAGCTGCTGGATTACGCAGACCTTGGGCTGCTGCTAGAGCAAGTCCCTACCATCGAGGCGTGGTGCGCTGCGGTGCGAGAAGAAGCTTTTGGCGGTCTGGTCAAAGGGCTAGACGTTCCGGGTTTCAAGATTGTCGAGGGGCGCGCTAACAGGAAGTGGACAGGCAACAGCCAAGCCGAGGCCGCCCTGCTTTCGCTAGGAAAAAACCAACATGAAATTTATACGTCGTCTCTTATCTCACCCGCGCAGGCTACCAAGCTGCTGGGTAAAGCAAAAGCTCGACACCTAGAATCTGTGATCACGAAGCCCAAGGGTAAGCCCAGCGTCGTGCCAACCGATGACCCACGCCCCGACTTTCAGTTTGACGACGGCCGTGAATTTAACTAGTAAAAAAAGGAAAACGCTATGAACGCAACAGCACAGAAAAAAGAAGCATCTGATACTTCAGTTGTAACAGGACAAGGCCGAGGCTCTTACGTCTCAATTTTTACCCCCCGTCTTAACGAGCTGTCGGGCAAGGAGGAATACTCTATGTCCTTCCTGATACCTAAAGACGACAAGGACACCATCCGCAATTTGAACGGTGCGGTGGAGGCCGCGACTGCGGCGAAGTGGCCTGACGCTGGCAAGCGTCCCCCGAACTTGCGCCATCCCCTTCGGGACGGCGACGCTGAGAAACCTAACGACCCAGCATACGACGGTTGTTATTGGATCAACGTCAAGACCAAGAACATGCCGGGGATTGTGGACGCGAAGGTCCAACCTGTTATAGACGCGCGCGATTTTGTGAGCGGAGACTATTGCAGGGTGTCGGTTAACGCCTATGCCTACGATCAGAAGGGCAACCGAGGCGTCGCCTTCGGGCTGAACAATGTTCAAGTCACCGGAAAAGGCGAGCCGCTCTCGGGCGTTGGCCGACGTGCCGAGGACGAGTTCAGCGCCATCAAGGACACGTCCGACGCTGATCCTTGGATGTAAAAAGTAGAGAGTGTGCGCTAAGGAGGCCCAGTGGCGCATCATTGAAGGGAGGGGTGACATTGCCCCTCCCTGACAAAATAACGCCTTCAGCCAGCCGCGCAACTACTCCTAGTTACATAGTTTTACGCGAAGGGCTGGCCGCTTGGCCCCCGTGACGGGCCTTTTTTTTGTTAAGGAGATTTTTATTAAACTGCACATCGACCTTGAAACTTACTCGGACGTGGACCTACGCGCGCAGGGTATGTATGTGTACGCCGAGCATCCGACGACTGAGATTCTGATGGTCGGGGCCGCCTACGATGACAAAGAGCCAGTGCTATTTGACACCACCACCGACAAACCACCGCAGTGGTTGCTGGATGATTTGATTGATCCTACTGTTGACAAGTTAGCATTTAATGCGCCCTTTGAAATGGAAATTTTAAGAAACGTCTGGGGCTTAGACATACAGACAGACGAGTGGACAGACGTGATGGTGCTGGCTAAAACCCTCTCGTTCTCAGGAGGTCTGGGTATGGTCGGCGAATGCGTCGGCATCCCCCAAGACGCGCGGAAATTAAGTCAAGGACGCGCGCTGATCAAGAAATTCTGTGGTCCGAAAGTGAAGACAGAAAAACACCCCCACGGCCGCAGCACAAAGCTTACCGACCCCGAGGCTTGGGCAGATTTCTGCGGGTACTGCGTACAGGACGTCATTGCCGAGCGCGCTATTTACCGGAAAATGCAACCCTTCGTTAAGTACACACACCCTGACGGCGAGCGATACATCTGGTTGTTAGACCAAGAGATCAATAAACGTGGACTGCCTATCGACAGTGAGCTGGTCGCGTCAGCCATTGAAGTGTACGGAAAAAATCTGAAAGGTTTGCTGGCAGCGATCAAGTCAATAACTGGATTGGATAATCCAAACTCGGTGGTTCAGCTACGGAGCTGGTTAGCCACCCAAGGCGTTGCTGTTGACAGCTTAACAAAAGAAGTCTTACGCGACGTACTCCTGCGGCCTGACCTTTCTAGCCACGTCCGCCAAGTCCTATTGCTGCGTCAAGAGGCCAGCAAAGTCTCGCCTAAAAAGTTCAGTGCTTTTAAGAAGCGGACGAGTGTGGACAGTAGGCTTCGAGGAGGCTTTCAATTCTACGGAGCCGCGCGGACGGGAAGATGGACAGGGAACGGCGTACAACCCCATAACCTTGTCGGCCCAACGGCTGCGTTTGCTGCCCCCGACACTCCACAGCTCCAGCGAAAACTTGCGCAGGCCATCAAAGCTGTCAAGCAGCAGGACTGCGAGCTTCTGACGATACTCTACCCGAGCGTGACAGACGCACTGGTCAGTACGATCCGGTGCGCGATTGCCGCCCCCGAGGGGCAGAGACTCAGGGTCGCTGACCTATCTTCGATCGAGACAGTGGTGATCGGGTGGCTGTCGGGCTGCGATCGAATCTTAGATTTATTCAGGACAGGCAAAGACGCATACAAAGATTTTGCCACTGAAGTTTTCTCTGTCGAGTATGACGACGTTACTAAAGACATGCGTAAGTTTTGTAAGCCGCCTGTCCTCGGCTGCGGCTTTGCGCTGGGCGCGAACGGACTGGCTGCCTACGCGCAGGGATTCGGTATGAACTTGTCACAGCTCTTTGAAGACGGTGACAAGTGGTTAATCGACGGGCTGAAAAACCCCGAGGACCAGACAGCCGACACCCTCAGTGAACAGGAGAAGGCCGAGGGGGTGGGCAGGCGACTGGTCAATGTCTACCGACGTTCCTACCCCCAAGTCTCAGCTTTTTGGGCCTCCCTCAAGTTTGCGTCTTTCGACGCGCTGACAAACGCCTCCGGGTTTTCGCGCGCGGGGAAAATAACGTATGAGTACATAGAACCTTTTCTTTTTTGCCACCTTCCATCGGGGCGCTCGTTGAGTTACTTCAAACCCGAAGCTCGGATGCAGGAACACCCCAAGTTTGAACGGCCCGTGAAGACGCTGACCTACGAAGGCATTGATCAATACACTCGGAAGTGGTGTCGGTTGACAACTCACCCGGGCAAGCTGGCGGAGAACGCCGTGCAAGCTGTTGCCCGTGACCTGTTAGCAGCAGGGCTGCAAAACGCTGACGCCGCAGGGTTCGACATCGTCGGCCATGTTCACGACGAAATACTGGCAACGACCGCCGAGGGTGGGCCAGACGTTGAAGGTCTTATTAACTGCATGACGGACGCGCCCGCGTGGGCAGAAGACATGCCCATTTTTGCGACGGGCTGGGAAGGCTCGTTCTACTTAAAAGATTAGGAGCTGTAATGGCATTTGGACTTAGCAAGAGCGAAGAAACAAAACTAAGGATCGAGCGGCTAGTGGCGCTACTGAACCAGAGTAACGATCTCTTGATCGGACTCGGGCAGTACGTCGGAGACAAAGATTCAAACCGCAAGGTCATGGAGGAAGTTATCGCGTCGAACCGCGTGGTAATAGACCAAGAGTTGGACACGATGCACATTGAAGAAAGCAGGATCATAACTCGGCTATGAGAGAAAGTGCGATTGAGAAGTACCTTGTCTCGCGGGTTAAGGCGGCGGGCGGCCTCGCCTTGAAGTGGTCTGCTCCGGGCAACAACGGAGTGCCAGACCGAATCGTATTTTTACCCGACACGTTCCTGACCCGTCTAGTTTTTGTCGAGTTAAAAGCTCCCGGCAAGCTACCGACAAAACTGCAACTCGCGGTCCACAAAAAACTGCGTACCTATGAGCAGTCAGTGGTAGTGGTAGCCAGCAAAAAACAAGTTGATAAATTACTCGGAGAGTTAGTATGTCCCTAAAGAGATTCAATGCTGAAGAACGACAAGAGCTTATGAAGACGGCACTTGACCTGAAACAAACGGAGGGTCTCTCCAACCGGAGGATCGCCGGAAAGCTCGGAGTGTCGCCGACCACAATCAACCGACTCCTGAGACCACAAGAGTTAGCAAAACCAAACCCCGTTAAAACTAAAAACTACCGCCCGTGGTTGCACGAAGTTCAGACTGCGGGCGTGGCGTTTATCCGCCGGGCTAATTCTCTTTGGCCGCCTACGAAAACTCCAAACGAGAAAGAGTAGTATGGAATTTAAACCGCGCAATTATCAGATACCCTCTATCCAGTTTTTACTGGACGTTAAAAAGTGCGGGCTGTTTCTTGACGTCGGGATGGGAAAGTCCGTAGTGGCTACTTCTGTTATTAGGACTACGATTTATTCGCAAGAGATTAACCACTGGCTCATAGTGGCTCCATTGCGCGTCTGTCAAACGACATGGCGCAGTGAATTTGAGAAGTGGGACGAGTTAAAAGATTTAAGTGTTCAGTTTCTGGATGGGCTTCCTGCTAAGAAGCGGTTAACAGCAGTGGCGCAGCTTCGTAGCGACGTCACCGTAATTAACATCGACAATCTGGTGTGGCTGATCAAAGAAATAGGCGTAAAGAATTGGCCGTTCGACGGGCTAGTAATCGACGAGTCTTCTAAGTTTAAGTCTTCGGCCACGACACGCTTCAAGACACTGCGCAAAGTCCTGCACAAAGTTGACAGGTTGATTGAGCTGACGGGTTCACCCTGCGCGCAAGGGCTTCTCGGCCTCTGGTCTCAGATGTTTTTACTTGATCAAGGCGAGGCTTTAGGCAGAACAAATTCAAGTTTCAAAGCAACTTTCTTTGATTCAGATTACATGGGTTATAAGTTCGACCCGAAGCCAAACGCCAGTGTAGATATCGAGAACGCAATACGTCACAGATGTCTGACGATGAGAGCTATAGATCATTTACCTATACCTGACACTATCCACAACGTAATCCATGTACCTCTGGATAAGAAGGCGACCGAGCAATACCTTGAGATGGAGAGGCACTGCGTTTTAGAGCTTACCGACGCGGTGATTACAGCGGTTAACGCTGGAGTTCTTATTGGCAAGTTGTCACAAGTAGCCTGCGGAGCTGTGTATTTGGGTGAAGGGGCTGACAGGACTTGGACTGAACTACACAACTCGAAGTTCGATGCGCTGTCGGAGCTAGTGGACGAGGCGCAGGGAAGCCCATTTCTTCTGGCCTACCATTTCAAGTCGGACAGGGAGCGGCTAAGAGCTAAGTTCTCTGAGGACGTGCTAGAGTTTTTTGACGGCAGTGCCGAGCAGATTAAGAGGTGGGGCGACGGAGAGATACCAGTCCTTGCAGCGCAACCCGCGAGTGCGGGGCATGGAGTAGACAGCCTTCAACACGCCACATGCACGGTGGTCTGGCTCAGTCCTCCTTGGAGCCGAGAACTTTACGATCAGTTCAACGGCCGCGTCACAGGCGCTCGCCAGATAGGCACACAGTTTGAGACTACAAACTCTGTCATACACCACCTTGTGGCGACGGGGACTATAGACGAGACCGCGATGGCGGTCCTTGAATTACGCGGCGCAAGCCAAAACGATTTTCTTAACGCGCTCAAAGCGCGAATGGGGCAGTAGATGGGTGAGATTATAGGCATTGGGGACGTCGGTGTTGCACTTCAGAGAAGAGAAACTCTCGAGACGGCCCAAGACGTAGCGAAGCGAGTGACTGAAGGCGAGTGGAAAAACGCAGTGGGAATGTTGGCTATCGTAATAACTGAGGATAGTTTGATCTCTTTTACGACCAGCAAAAGCGTAGACGAGGCGACGGCGATAACGCTTGCCACTGTCGTCACACACGCGCTTTGCCCTTTATTACTATCAGACGAACTGGACTTTGAAGATGACTCCTGAATTAGCAAATGTACTACTTAAATATACGAATACGGAGGCGCAGCGAGAGTTGATTAAGATGCGCCGCGACGGTGCGACATGGCCCGAGGTTGCCACTAAGCTCAAAATCGACGGCGGCAACGGTCGGCAAACCATTCGCATCTTGAAAGAGCGAGCGGCGAAGCAAGGGTACGCGCCTGAGTACGACATGAACCATCCTGTGCCAGAGGGATTTGTCGTGAACAAAGTGTCAACTCTCTATGATGCAGAGGGCAATGTAAAATCGCAGTGGGTGAAGTCTCAGGGCGACAGGGAGAGGCAGTTGCAGATGCTGCTGGATACGATTCAAAGTGGTGGGAGTGGATATAAGAAGTATAAGCCCACCGCCCAACCGAAGAAATTAGACGCCGACCTTCTCTGCCTGTTAACCATAACAGACTTCCACTTAGGCATGTACGCATGGGCGGCCGAAGCGGGTGACGACTGGGACTCAGAAATAGCACGTTCGGTTTTCTTAGACTCGGTCGCGGCCATGATCGCGGCCGCACCCCCTGCGGGGACAGCCGTCTTAAATCAGCTAGGAGATTTTTTACATTTTGACGGGCTGCTCGCAGTGACCCCCACGGGGGGCAACATCCTAGACGCTGACACCAGATACGGAAAGCTGGTGGATATGTCCATGTCGGTAATGGCCGAGGCCATTCGGATGATGCTTAAAAAGTTCGGTGAAGTTCGCGTCATTCAAGCGGAAGGGAACCACGACATGGCTGGGTCGATATGGCTTCGCAAGCATCTCAAGCATGTATTCGCAGACGAGCCGCGTGTGTCAGTTGATGATAGTGAGTTCCCCTACTACGCATATCTGCACGGGAAAACAATGCTTGGATTTCACCACGGACATAAGGTCAAACTCGCGCAAATGTTCAAGCTGTTTTCTTCTGAACCTAGATTCCGTGGTATGTGGGGCCAAGCTGACCACACCTACATACACTCCGGGCATCTGCACCATGAGCGCGTTGTCGAAAATGGCGGCGCGATTGCAGAGCAGCACCCAACCCTTTCGAGTAGGGATGCTTACGCCGCGCGGGGTGGCTGGATCAGCATGCGGGGAGCCAAGATGATTACTTACGACAAGACAGACGGTGAAGTTCACCGAATCACAGTCCGACCACGGACAATATAAGGGGGAGGTTATGGATAATTATGGGACGCTAAAACTGATAGAGGTACTTAGCCATATAGCCGTTTCTCTGCGCGCTATATCTAACGCAGTTGAGACCGCGATACGAGAAGACGTCGAAGACGTGGACGAGGACGAGGGCGAGGACGAGGAAGACGACGACGGCTCGCCGTCCTCTCATTTCGGAGGGGGTACTATATGAGTCCGTACCGGAGCAGATTGGAAGTGGCTAAGAAAGGCTACATAGCAACAGAGGGAGTTGGTGAGTGTGGTGTACGCCTGTGGTGGTGCGTCGCACAAGTCGGACATAGCTATACAAACATGAGTGTCGAAAACTTGCGGGTGCTATTCCCCGCATTAAAGAAGCAGGCTACTGACGGGAGAGACTGGGCCTACGTCATAGGCCACGCCGCTCAGTTTTTAATCGTGCCTGTGATTGTTTGCCAGCTCGTCGTAGTATTTAAACATCGACAGGAGACTTGGTATGGAGGCTAAAGAAAAGTTGATAGTCACTATTACTGACCTGTCAACACTAATAGACAAATCCCCTCGCTCAATCGAACACGCGATAGCGCGCGGTTCAGACTGGCTACCGCCGGGGTTCCGAATGGGTAAGAGATGGTGTTGGTTGAAGAAAGATATTGAAGCGCATCTTATCAAACTTGCCGACCGCTCAGTTAAACCGTCACGAGTTGGGAGGCCACGTCGCCATGTTTAGCCCAGTTTCAGGGCTATGTTAGATGGACTCAAGTGCGTATAGGCCAGCAGCATTTTCAGGTCTTTGTGACCTGTGATTCTTTGGACCTCTACTATTGACAAGTTATGCACTTCAAAGAAACGGCTTGTGGCTTCGTGCCGTAAGTCGTGTAAGGTCAAACCTTCGATCCCTGCCCGCTTGCATGCCTCTGAAAAATGGTAGGTGGCTATGCTGGGCAAGTGATCCCAGACCTTACCCGTCTTGCTTAATATTTCTACTTCTCTCAGCACTCGAATTGCCCGACGGGACAAAGGCACGTCCCTCTTGTCCCCATTTTTGGTCACGCTCAAGTGCGCAAAACGCTCTCTATAATTTATTTGCGCAAACTCAAGGCTGCATAACTCTCCCCTTCTCATCGCGGTGTATATAGCCAGACGCACAACAGGTCGGAGAGAAGGTCTACCGACTACAATCTCCCGCATCAACCGCCGATACTCGCCGTATTGCAGGCGTCTACTCCTGCTATTCGGCACTTTCGGTTTATCAACCCCAACCGTCGGGTTAACCAAGTTCTTATAGCCCCATCGGGTAATTGCTTTTGTATAGAGATGGCTGATAACGGCTAGTTTCTTTCGGACTGTCCCCGGCGAGTTTAACGACTCGTCGGCAAACGCTTGGATGTGGTCGGACGTGATATCGTCTAGCTTATAACCAGCCAACTCGTGCCGCTGCCAGATACGGATGTTGCACATCTCGCTGGCTACCCCTCTTTTCTTACTTGTAACCTCTTCACCGTAACGCTTTAACGCTTCACCCAGTCTTGGTATGCTTACCCCCAAGGAACGGCCTAAGTATTTATCCGCGAGAACGTCATGCTCAAGACCACTGGCGAACGCCTCCGCGTCTCGGCGTGTGGCAAATGTTCTGCTCATACTAGGAGCGTTCTTGCGCCTGATCTGTGCGCGAAACTTCTTGCCGACCTTGGTTATCGTAGCCACCCAGTGCTTCTCCCGTAAAACGTCAGGGATAATACTGCTTTTATTTGCTTCTAATTACAAGGGGGAATTGAAGATTTAAGGTGAATGCTACGGTATCAGTGGCCTGAGAAATAGGGCGAAATGCACTACTATTGCGGTCGTATGGTTAAGCGCAGCAAGGGTTTCCAGTGATAGCAAGGGTTTCAAGCCCCACTGGATACCCATTCATACCCCGCGTTACGGAGTCAGTGCTTTTAATTGCTTTTTTAGTAGCCTGACTTCATCTTTTTTGCAGGCTTCTTTTTAGCCGCAGGCTTGTTGTGCGATGCACCCGCCATCACCTTGCCATTTGGCATAGTGTGGGTTGCTTTTTTCTTCGCGGGTTTTTTAGTTGGCATGCTCTTAACCTCTTAGTAGTAATTAAAACTGATAGGGTTGTGGCCCTTTCCCGTCTTGCTGCTGACCACCTTCGTTCATCGCGGCTCGGATCGCCTTCGCCGTTACTGAGTTGCGGATATTGTCGCTGGTCACTTGCATAGTGGGGTTCTTTACGCTGAACCTTCTAATGGCCGCTATCGTTTCTCCCGACAGTCCGCCCCCACCATTTATATCTTTCCTCGCCTGTTTCATTAGCGCGTCCCTGCGATCGCCAAGCTTTCTAAGCTTCGTCATTTCGATCCGGTTCCTAGTGTACTGCAACTGAAGTTCAGTAGGCGAAAAACCCAGAGTCTGCAACGCCAGCTCCCACCCGTTGAACTCATCAGCTTCTATAAGAGGTAGGTTTTCTGAGTTCGTTGCACCTTCTAGGTTGTATCTAACCGACTTACTGACGTCCCGAACAAACTTAGGCACTACTTTCTCAGCCCCCTTCCAGTATTCACCCTCTTTAAGCAACTCCTTCGCGTCCATAAACATCCCTAAGACGCCACCAAGAACCGGACCAGCCATTTGCAAACCGAAGTGGGCTAACTGCTCTCGGCCTTCCTTGCCGTTATCTTGTGGCTGAATAAAGAGACGTAGAATATCTGGCGCGACTCTCAAGCCAACGCTTCCCCCTACCAACACGTCAGTAGGACCGTCAACGACAATCTGCCCGAGAAGGCTGGCTAACTTTTCGTCCTTGACGGCGTCATTTATCATCAGGTAAACCCCTTCACGCAGCTCGCCCTCAAAGTCTTTCGGCTCATCCTCGTCCCCAAATAGGTCTTCAAGAAGGTTCCAAATTGTCTTGACTACCGAGTAAACAAAGACGCCTTGGATTCCAGAGAACAGCATGGATATAGCCACCGACGCGAGGGATCGATTCACCATCTCCCGCTTAACCACCGGATCGGTTTCATCCGATAAGTTAACCGCCACATAGGCGTCCCGCAAAACACGGAACGACATATTGAGCGCGTACTGTTTGTACTGCCCGATCACTTTTGCGGCTGGGAGTCTGAGAATCCGAGGTCGGCCCGCGTTGCTATAGTCGAAGTGTACGTCGAGAGTCACGTTGTATGCGTAGTCCAAGGCCACGTTGTAGTTCTGACCTCCTGCTATTGCCATGCGGAAGGCAACCATCGCAGTGACTTCTCGGTTAAACACTTCCGCGTTATGGAAGCTTGCCGAAATTCTGTCCACTACGACTCGGCCCATCATTGATCGGTTCATCCCCTCGTCGCTGATGCCCGCGAGGTCGTGCGCACGAGTCTTCTCGAAAAGGCTACGCCTGACCATCTCTTGATAAAACTCCAGCTCGACGCCTTTGAGGCTGTCGCTCCAATGTACCTTCATGTCGTTCTCGAGGAACACAGTCTTGTCTTTAGCTCTCACGGCTATGTTTGCCGCGATGACACCTGAAAACTCGTTTGTCGCCTTGGCGAATGCGGCAGCGGTTTTAGAGTAGCCATACCTCGCCCCTATGACGGGTATCCCTACCATCGGAGTCTGGAAAGTGTTTATCAAAGCGGCGGCAGGAGAAACCCCCAACTGGTAAATAAACCCGAGGCTGGTCAAAGTTGAGGCCCACGGTTTGTTGGTCGGGTTCATCGCCCAGTCAACCCCGTCCTCTATCTCACGGAGAAGGCGACCAGCAAAAGCAGAGTCTTTCAGAGAATTGGACTCTTCTTTAGCTCGCACCAGCAAACCTCGAATCACATCACCGTGCCGCAACTTTGTAATGTGGTGAGCGTGGTGCAACGCGATAGAAGAATAGGCCCGCATGGCGTCCTCATCCCAGCCTTTTACCTTGCCCCTGTGAATGGACTGCTTGCGGATCGACATCTCTGGCAGAGTCTGTAGGTAGAGTTGCCACACCGCATCGGCCAGCTCAAATTGCTCCTTGCGACCTATGCCATCAGCGTTCTGGATAAGCCCCGTTACGGCGCTGGCGTACTCAGGATCAACTTCTTGGAACGAGCTTTGCTCTTCGTCTTTAACGCCCTTCTTAGAAATCCAAGTCGGATGTTTTTTCTCCATGTCGTTCTGATACTGAAGTGCTTGCTCGTTAGTCTCAAATATTCGGAACTCTTCGGTCACTTCTTTACCGTCCACCACCGATTTCAGTACCACAAAGTGTTCACCGAATCGGGAGAGAGGAAAGTACGGCCCACGCACTTCGTTGCTTTCAAACGCTATCCGTAACTTGTCAGCCATAGCAGTACGGACTGTCTCGGACATCTCAGCTCGTTCGATGCGGTCGGCCAGCTCTTTGTGCATGGCACTGCGCTGCCGTCCGTATTCATCCCTGACTCTGTTGTACAGGTCTTTTGCTTCCTTAGATAACGCAGAGTACCGAGAGTCGAGTCCCGCCTGCGCGTTCTTGCGCGTCACCTCGTCAGCTCTCTTCTGTTCTAGGGCTTTAAGAAGCCCGCTGTAACGCAGCCTCTGATCGGCAGTCCCAGCGGAGCGCATCTTAGTAGAGAGCCGCGTCTTCTCTTTGAAGTATTCTTTCTCGGTGAGTATCGACTTGTATGGCGCAGACGGGTCGTAGCCCACCAGCGTCGTGTCGTGCATTAAAGTGTGTAGTTTGCTCGCCATCTTCCTGTTCTTGCGCGCCCAGCGATGCCATATATTAAGCACCTCGCCAGCGTCAGACAGTATCTGGTTACGGTCTGCGTCCATCTGCTCCGCCTGTCGGATCACTTTAGCCGCAGTGGGCATTTCCTCGGGGATTATTTCTGCGAGCGCACGTCGAGGCAGAAGCGACAACAGGGATGGCCGTTGAGAGATCATCCGCTGGAATCGGTTTTGCGTGTTTGCTGTAGTGGGTAAACGCCCGCCTCTGCCCTCGGAGTCAATAGACCCTAAGAGATCGGCCAAGCCTTCTAGCCCTGACTGCTCCGTGTCGTTGCGACGGGAGCCGAGTATGTCAGAGTCTAGCTGTCCTGCTCTCCCTCGGGCTGAAGCTCGACGGGTAGGTTTGACATCTCCTCGGGATCGGTTAGAAGCTCCTGTATCTCTTCCTCCGACCTGTCTGGGTACGCCATCGTCATATACATCGCGGCTGTAAGTGCCATTTGCCTTCCGATCATTACGTCCAGAATCGGATCGGGATGCCCATCCGGGTACATCTCCTTTAGTTTTTGCGAGTCCATAAGCTTCTTTCCTCACTTTAGCGAGGGTCATTTTACCCTCGGCAAATTGTTTCCACAAGGCGTTTATTTTTAGGAGGTTGACTGATTCCGTGTCCTTAAACTTCTTGGGATAAATGACGCGAATCTCCTCCCATGTAATGCTTTGCAGCTCACGCGGTAGCAGCCCTAACTCGGCAGCCGCTTCTCGATAGGCGTCGGCTACGATGCCGTATATTCCGCCTATGCCATTTGATTTTGAACTCCCTGCGCCTGCACGTTCTACCCCTTCTGGTATGCCACGCAAGCCTTTTACGGGAGTACCGCCAAAGACGTGAGCGACCTCATAACTCTTTGCCGACAAGGGCTTGAACACCGCCGCCGCCATTGCGTGGGTGTCAATAGTCACCTCACCCAGATTACTGTTGGGTGCGATAATGTTGTTGTAAAAGTTTCTGACCTTGTGCGCGCCGCCCAGACTCATCGACACCGATTCCAGTGACCCGTCTTGCAACACCCTCATCGCCTTGGCGATCTCAGTGAACGAACCCCACGCAACAGACGAGGGTGTAACACCGTCGTCGTTCATCGCAAGCCCAATGATTTCGCCTGTTGGCTTCATCATGCGGTACTGGCGAGAGTGCTTCGCTTCGTCGTACATGCGTACCCAGATCGAGACAGCAAGGTTGCCATCACGTTCGGAGACGAGAGACCTCACGTCAGACAGCTTGGCGTTTTTAATCAAGCCCCATATCTCACGGTATTCTCGTGTCTGGGCTACCTTATCGGATTCACCCTTCCGTGGGTTTTTGCTGACTATGATCAGCTTGCCTTTGTCGTCCCGCATCACGACGCGGTTAAACGCTTTGTCCATGTCCTTGTCTGCGGTCGCGTCTTGGCGGTAGGTATGGATGTCCATGATCCGCTCGGCCAGAGACATATTCATAAACCAGTCTTTTTGTGGTGACAAGTTAGCAATAACAGCAGCCACCTGTCTCGACTCTAACCCATACCGAGCAGACCAGATGTCTACGTTCTTGCGCGCGCCGTCGTACCACTTGCGGGCAGTCTCTCTAAGGTTGGGGTCCATCTGATTGTGCAGCCAGATCAGGTTCTTCACCATGAACTGCTTGAACTCGTTGATGGTCTCTTCCGCAGTCAGGTCTGACCGAGAAGGGGTAAAGAAGTCGTAGCCCTCAATAGTTTTCTTTTGTGTTTTAGCGACTTTTTCAACGGACAGTATACGGTCAACGCCTATCGAATATTCTTCGGGCGCACCTGTAATATAGTAGGGTACTTTGTTTTTCATCCCTGACGGCAACGACGTCTGGACGCGATCCTCACCACCCTTAAC